CATAAAACTCCTACGTTGCTAAAAAATAAATGGCAACAATTACTACCACAACAGCGGCAGATATTTTGGGATTAGCTTGTGCTAATGTCCAAAGTTGTTTCACTTTTTCCATAGTTTCCTCCTATTTTATATTACCCCAGTTATCACCGGACGCGTAGTCTACTTTATTTGGTACTTCAAGTCTAACTGCATTTTCCATGATATTTTTAACTTTGAGGGCTTCTTCGTCGTTCTTAATTGACACACATAATTCATCATGAATTTGTATGTGCGGTATAATACCTTCTTTAAATAACATTACCATAGCTTTTTTAGTCATGTCTGCGGCGCTTCCTTGAATTAATTTATTAAGAGCCTTGTAAGTAAAAGCCGGTTGATAACTCCTTGTAAAGAATATTGCGTTTGGATCAGGATCTTGTAAACTTCTAGCGCGTGCAGCAAGATAAGCATCCTCTGCTGCCCGTCGAGGAAGAATAGGAACAGTAACCTCTTTAGTTTCATTTTCTCCTGTTTTTTCATTTTTCTCATAACGTTTTACAGTAAATATTCTTTTTTCTTCATTCCATTCTTTATCAATAGGTTCCCATTTATCAAACCGACAGAACCGATCTTCTAAAGTATAAATAAGTTGCGTAGTATTAGCAAACTCCTGAAGACCTGATGACAAGTTTCGAACAAACGGAACTTTATTGTGATAGTTATTAAATAATTCTTTAGCTTCATCCTTATCTAAATTTAATTGCATAGAAAGTTTAGTTTTTCCCATGCCATAAAATAATCCTAAGTTAATAGTTTTTGCAGTTTTTCGATCAATATTGGCCATTTTAGCCACTATTTTATGAAAGTCAGTGGAAGGATCTTTCATATAAGCTTCTGCCAATGTCTCGGCTCCATCCATTTTATTTTTTAAAGCGTAGTGAACCACGAGGCGAGGCTCTTGTTGAGAGTAGTCAAAGGAGCCCCATCGTTTTCCTTCTTCAGGAAGAAAAAGTTCTCTCATCTTTCTACCAATTAATCCTTTAGCGGGAATCTGTTGAAGGTTAGGATTAGACATTGAAAATCTGCCTGTTACTGTTCCTCCCAAGTCTGATCTAATTTGATTAATGTTAGCGTGTATTCTGCCTTTATGAACAAATTTTAAAAGACCTTTAACAAAAGCATTTTGAGCTTTATCACATTCCCTTGCTTTTCCAATAAAGCGCAGGAATCTATTTTTATGAGTCTTTAAATAATCTTTAGGAAGTTGGGGCATCTTAGACTTAGGTGTTTCTTTGTAATCTTTTATATCGAGTGTATCTAAAAGTTTTTTAATAGAAGCAGCTGCCCACATATCTATTTTAATTCCTGTCCGTGTTTTAATAAGTTTAATTAAATTATCGGATCTTTTTTTAAGTTTTGCGCCTACCACTTTTGCTTTTTCAATATCAATTCTTACACCTTTAAACCTCATCTCTACTAGACAAGGAAATAAAGCAGTTTCTAATTTAAATATGTTCGTTAATGTTTTATGCATTGTTTTCCCTTGATAAGTAACGGTTTTTGTTTGATGAATTTCTTTTTCAAACAGGGTCCATAATCTTAAAGTAAGATTAACGTCTTGTTCTGCGTAATCCTTCACCATTTCATAAGGAAGTTCATGCATGTGAGACATAGGATCATTAATAAAATAAGGAGACGCTTGACTCTTTTCTTTTAAATCGTATTTATATTTTGTATCTTTTAAATAATCTTTGGCTAAAGAATCTAACGTATAACGTAATCGATTCTCATCGATTAAAGAGGCGGCTACCATGGTATCAAGTAAAGGTCCTTTAGGCATTAATCCTGTTTCAGAGCGAATCCAGCATACGTCATACATTGCATTATGAAATACTTTTTTTATTTTTTCATTTTGAAAAAGTTTTTTATTAAGAATTCTCCAGGTTTGTTTAGGGTCTCGGTTTTGAGTTTTATGAAGATGACGAATAGGAAAATAAAGAGTTTGCTTGTTAGTAGCAATGGCGATCCCCACAACATAACCATTTTTAGTAATGGCTCCTGATCCTTTAGTTTTTAAATCCGGATCATAAGTTTCTAAGTCGACCGCTGCTACTTCTACTCCTTTTAGATCTAACTCATAGAGTTCAGGAACAGTACACATTATAATTTTTTAGCTTCTTCTTTAGTAATCCCTGCATTCCGATATTCTTCCTCTTCAGTCATCGGGGTCATGTCAGGATCCTTATGTTGCGATAAGGTAAACCCATGAGGTAAAGGTTTAGTGTGATCACCGTAATCTCTTTCAATAATCATATCAATATAGTGTTTTGCTTTTTCCAAATCTTGAACTTCTCCTTTATGTCTGTGTCTACAAATATACTTAATAGCATTCCCTTCTGCAAAAGGCAAATCATTTTCATTTATAAACTGAGCAGGTTGGATCTTCATATCTTTATAGTGAGATCCTCCAATTTGTTTTTTATATGCACTCATAGTGTTCCTCCTGTTATTGTTTTTAAAAGCCAAAGGGTTTTGCGTGCTCGACTGCAGCCTACATAGCGTAAACGAAGTCGGTCAAACCGGGGCTCTGGTCTAATTAAAGATTCATCAAAGATTACATTATCGAATTCAGTTCCTTTGATGGAATGGATGTTGTCATAAAAAACTTTTAAATTTTCTTTTAAGTCAACATTATCTTTAATTATTTTATTGATGTATTCAGTTCTTTTAAAATTTTCTAAATCGGATGTTTTACTTTCTCTATGTTTAACCTGTTCGTATTTTTTATAGTGGGAAGCCTTAGAAGTGAATATTCCTTTATTAATTAATTCGTGTAGTGTATAATCCCGTTTTTGAAAACCCTTGAAATCAAATTTTTGGTAGCCTGGTTCTAGTAATAAAGAGTTTCCTTTCTTACAAATATCCTTAATCAATTTAAGATCGAGAGGTTTACCAGCGGTAAAATCAGGGAAGTTTCGATGACAATTAATCTCCCAATCTTTTACAAATTTATTTTCTGTACCATAAGAAGAGTATCTAACTCCTTCTTTTTTAAGGAAATTTAAGATTCGATCTAGACATTCATTTCCTCCACGGTAAGTAAAAATAAATGTTTCATCCGTGTTATGAAGCCTATCTATTAAAAGAGGAAGCTTAGGACATCTTTCTAAATTTTCTAGTGGATATTTTTCGCCTTCTATAACTTTACCGGTCTTTTTGTCTTCCCTAGGTTTCCATGTACGTGTGTAACCATAACGCTGCCATATAGGAGCAATAACTTCTTTACAATATTCATTAATGATTCGTGGACAACGGTACCCCTGTTTTAATTCTTCATCAGGCTTAGCAGATATCCGACTAAAATAGTCGGGATCAGCGCCTGCAAAGCCGTAGATGGATTGATCAGGATCGCCGGCCCAGTAAACTACTTCAGCATTCTTTTCCATTTTGGCTAAGGCTTTTCTTTGTGGAACACTAGAGTCTTGTGCTTC